TATTGATCATAACGTACATAAGTTTGTAGGTCATAAGTTTCATCTTCTTTAGACTTATAAGCACTAATTCCAGATTTGTCCCAACGGAAGCTTGGATTTTCCTTATTTCCAATTATGACTTCATTTGTGTTTAAACTACCAGTGTATACAGCACCTATATTAAGTCCTTGACCATCAATAGCTGTGGTCCAAGTATTCCCGCCATCAGAAGAAACTCTTACCCCTTCACTATTAATTATAACACGATTAGCCTGGTTGGTCAAATTTTTAATTGTTATTTGATCACCATCGATTACTACCGAGCCATCAGTTGTTAAGCTATATTGTTTACCGCTAATATTATTCAAAGAGTCAAGCAGTACATCTTGATTAATAGTTCCGTTTGCATCAAGCAACGTACTAATCTTTGCATAAGTAGCTTCATTATATTGTACTGTCTGAACTGTCGCACTAATTCTTTGGAAAAAATCTTCGAATCGTGTTTTATAGTTCTGAACAGTTATAACATTTTCATCAGGTTTATCTAAGTGCCATTCAACTTCAGATACAATTACCTCTTCACGCACCGGAGTTAATACTCCTTTTACTTTAGTCCACCCAAAGAATTCAGTATCTTCTACATAGGATTTATCTCCTGCATCGAATAAGTACCATTCGAATCCTTCTAACTCACTGATTTCGACTACATCAATTGTATACGAAACTGTCGGTTGCGCCGAGGTGTTCCCGACTTGTAAAGCATCGAGATAGTAGAGTTCTGAATCGATATAATCAGTAGAACTCCATGTACCTTCTTGAATGAAACGGCTGTATTTATTGTTAAATTCTTTTGTTAGTTCATCTTTTTGCTCTTGGATTTCTTTAATTTCGTCTTCCACGCCCGCAACTGTATTATTACTTGTAATTTTAAAAGTTACAGTTTTGGAATCATTTATTGTATACTGCGCCGTTTCCATTGTATATCCACTCGGCGCCGTAAACGTAAGTTCTGTATCATCTGTTCTTACATCAAAGAATTTTTTACTTACTGTGGAGGTATCTTTATAACTTGTTTTCCCTTCACTATCTTTTAAAGCAAATCTAAATCCATCTAAGTAATCATTCAGCTCAACAAATACATGACGTTGTTCATTATCGTCTTTATCTACCCAGACTTTAACCTTATAATTCTCAGAGCCACGTAATTGTTTTCTAACCGCCCAATACTCTTGATTTACATTAGTTAATATACCAGAGTAGTTATTAATTGAGGCTGAACTAACATACAAGTCACCAATAATACTATATATAGTATCTTCTTCAGTATAGTCATCTAATATCTCATAGTAAGTACCAAGGTCTGCATCAACAGGTTCCTCGACAGGCTCCATCTTTTCTTCTTCATAAATATAATAAGGCTTATTTGCTATAACCGTCGAATCAGTAGTCTTTATATAGAAATCGCCTTCAAAAGAAATCGCATTGTCTTGAGCTTCCCTATAATCCTCATAAGAACGTCCAGTTAAGTTCTCAAACTCACCTAACGCATCGGTCTTCGTCTCTTTCGCTGTCTCAACAAGCTCTGTATATACATTACGCTTACTACCAAGCGCCGTCATAGACGCCTCTAAATCTCTACGCTGTCTTTCTTTATCTCGTAAAGCTAAATTCTTTTCTGCAACCGCAGTAACAAATTTTAATCTATCTGCTTCTACAGTTTCTCTATCTAATAAACCTTGACTATAGTAATATTCAAAATTTAATATATACGATTCTCCGCTTGTATTAGAAGGAGCATTACCAATAGAGATAAAACCTTCATCTACATAATCAGACTGTGATTGTTCTACTATCAGCTTAGTTACAAACTCATCAGAATTAATTGTACGTTCAATTGATTGTAAATTAATTCCATATTTGAAACCTGCCCAATTATCTTTACCTGCATATTCTCTTAAATATACATACTTCTCTGGCTTACCTTCTTCATCATAGCGGATATATCCATTATCGTCATGATCTACAACTAAGTCAATCCAACATTCAAAAGTTTCGGCAATTGTTTGTAATATATCAAAACAATTAGTTTTTGAAGCACTAATTGATAAATTTTTCTCAGAACCTTCATTATATAAAGGTTTTACTTCATCAGTTATTCCATATTGAGACTTTAACTCCTTAATAGTCGAATACGTCTCTATGTCTTCAGCGGCCGCGCCATCAGCTGGCTTCAAATAGAAATAATCAGCTTGATTAGAAACCGCAGTAGGTATATTACCAAGTAAAATTGGAGTTTCTCCAGTAGGATCAGCTCCATCTGGTACGAAACGAGTAAGTTGTATATCTTGGATATAATAAGTAACCTTACTAACTGTATTATAGATGAATATACCAATTTTTTCAGTAACATCAGTCATTACTGTATTTGGTATGGATTTTTCAGCTGTAGCTACTAAATAGTAGTAAGGTAAATAGCTACTCTTTTCTTTTGGTATAAAATCACCATTTAATCCATCCCAAACATATTCTTTTTCATCTTTGCTATCTATATATACATACTTAGTAGAAGGAGTTTGAACAACAGTATCAATTACATAGTTCTTTTTTCCGTTTTTTCCATCTTCTAATGTACCACCCTTAATAATATTATTTAAAATTTTTGGAGTACCATCAAACTCCATAATAATATTATTCGGATCAATATGTTTATAATAATAACTCCATCTATTTGGCTCATCTTGAGTATACTTAGCAACAATTAACCTTAAATCAGAGGTCGGTACTAAGCAATCAATATCGCTCGTCTCGCTTTCTTCTTTTTCATACCACCCATTCTGTGATGGATTATCTCCTTTTTGTGGAGTTACTTCTTCATAGCTTTCAGAATTGTGAGTATAATACGTCTTATCCTCATCAACTTTTGTATCTTTACTCAATACATACTCATACTCAGGTATTTCCGGATTTCGTTGACCCGCGCGCCACCTAAATACAAACTTCTGACCTTTTGAAATAGACTCAATAGAAGAAGCATTATTTTCAATACCGCTATTAAATACTGTATTATATATCGGTACATCTTCTCCAATTGTTGCTTTCCCGTTAAAGCTAGTTTTTAAAAATCCTTCAATCTCAGATAATGAAGTTAAATCAGCTAATTTTTTACCAGAACCTAATTCTGGTTTAGTAATTAACTCTAACTTATTAACTTTTTTTAGCTCTTTTTTATAATATGTTTTTTCTAAGACTGGTTGAGTATCTTGTGATAAAACGTATTCGTCATTTATTAACTCATACCAACCTTTTTCTGATGGATTATCTGTTTCTTTTGGACTCTCTACTGCAATATAATCCGACTCTTGATCAGTATAAGGATTCCACCCTTGTAAACTTCCATCTTCTAATACATTAAAGTTCTCACCATTGGTAATATAGTTCATTACCACATTAGAAGTCGTATAAGTATAATCCTTATATCTATAAATTTCTCTGTCTCCTGCGGCAAAGCGATCGACAGTACGTTCCATTACTGGATCGTATGTGGTGAGCTGATTGTAGGCTAAACGATTGACTTGATAACGATTTTCAATTTCGCCTATAGTAATAATAAGGTTGCCATTCTCGTCCTCAAAATGATTGTTTTTAAAAACTAAGTCAGTTGTAATCCTAAAGTTAGTATCAGTAATTACATTTTTGTCATCAATTGTGTATTTTCTATTTTCATCTCTAATAATAAATTGAACGAACTTACCATTCTGATTTTTAACATAGCTATAAAATACATATATTGATACTGGAATTTCAGGTAATGTGTCTTCAGTCTCACTAGCATTTATAATATCAATCCCAGTCGTAGAAACTAAACTAGCTTTGTAAACCGGCTCTGCAATAAATTGTTTCCCGACGTTGGCGCCACCCAGCTTCCAATCCGTATCTTTAATCGTTTCTTTTGCCAGCTCTCGCGCCGTACCTTGATTGTTATTTAATTCTGAATCAAAAGTAATATTATATCCATTCTTTGAAAGCTCAAGTACAAAAGCATCAGTACAAGTATAAGTCCATTCTAATCCATCGCTTGACTCCACGTGCTCTTTTATAATAAACTCATACCACTTACCATCGTAATGAAGTTTAACTTTGCGCTCGTTCATTAATAAGCTCGCAAATGGATTAACAATACCTTCATTACCAGTATATGGATCAAAATACTTATATTTCAAAGAGAAAGTTAAAGTTTTTTCTCCGTTTGCTTTCTTATTAAAAATCGGATTATATACTTTATTTAAACCCGTCATTGTATCTGAACCAATAACGGCTAATTTATTTTCTATAAATTTTTTTTCGTCTCCGTCTTGGGTAAGCTTATCTTCCCAAACGGAAATTTCATATGGCTTTATTAATCGCTCACCCATTTGTTCCTCCTAGAAATAAAGGTAATCGTAAAAAATTTCAATACCGTTGGCGCCATTGGTTATTTCCAAAATAGAACCATCATCTTTACTAATGTTGGTTTCGAATTTAAAGAAATAACCAGACTCTACAAATTCATTATAGATATTGCCCGATGTTGTAATAATTGATCCTTCGTCAAACTGAGATACGCCTGCGATTATTTCATTAGTTGTATCTATTAATACACCCACATCTTTTCGTTTTTCAGCATTCTCTTTTAAAGTAATAGGCTTTATAACCATCGAAGCAGTAGTCTTATTTCCGTCTGGCTTATAATTTAAAGTCACACCCGTTTTTGCTACTGCGGCTGGAAGATATAAGCGGAAACCAGTTTCTATATCTCCTGGATTGTATATTTTAATCGCGCCGGTTTCACTATCATATATATCAAAAATATTTTTATACTCTTCTTCTTTTAAAATTCCACTAGAAATAGCCCAATCAGCACTTTCTTCTTCTTCTGGTAAAACTTTATAAACCGACTTCGCAAAAGGAAAATAACAAACAAAACTTATCTTCCCTTCACCTTTATAAATTCGTTGAGTACCTTCTTGTTTTATATACGGATAAACAGGCTCACGCTTCCAAGTAGGAACGACTACTTCTTCTTGAGTTTCCTCATCAATAAACGTTTCTTCTCCCCGTATGACCCTTAAACCAGGTTGTGGTGTGGTACTAACTACCTTAATCGGCTCATCAAAGCAAATATAAGAAAGTTCAATTGGGCTTTCAATTTTTGCCATATATTTTTTATACGGACGCTCATTGAAGATTAATTCCTTCGGTTTTCTAGTTCCAAAAACCTTTCTTAATTCTCTAAACTGCGCCTCAGTTAATGAATCAAACGCAATTTCAATTTCAATCCTCTTTGGTCCATAATTGCTTCCAAAATAATATTCTCCATCAATCCCTGGAACTTCGGCAGTTATATCTTTAATTTCCGGCTGTAATTCTTCGCTATATCTATCTCCACCAGAAACCCTTAATACCTCTAAGTTCTGTGTCCAATCAGAACTATTCCAACTACCGAATGTGAAACCTGTAAAATCAAAGTTCCCCATCGCCTTTCACTCCTATAAACATTTTATCCTATTTTCTTGGTATAAACTAAAAAATCATGCTCCTTTAAGCACGTTTTATATACGTCTCTGATAATTGTAATCGCTAGAACCGCTTTATTATTTTCATAGTCTTCATGTTCGCGACAATAATCTTCATATAAATCTATGTCCTCTAAAATTTCATCGAAGTGTTCCTTCGAATGCCGCTGAGCGTAAAGAATTTCATCACTAAAACGTAGAATACGTTGTCTTGCTTGACGTACTCTTTCCAGCTCTTCATCTGATTTTAATTTTTCTAAATCTTTTTGTAAGTCATCGACTTTTTCTAAAACTTCTCCATTAATGGCCCTACCTAGACCTCTAAGTAGCCATTGCCAAATGTTTAACTCTACTCGTGGTACTTTAAAAATTGCCCCAAAAAGGATGACAACACCACTAATAAAAGTTGTTTGTAGTATAGTCTCTAAGTATTGCATTGATATTTCCCCCATTTAGTCATCCTTATCAAGGACATCTATCTTCTTTTATAAGTGGAGTTATACGTCAAAAACTCTACTTTTTTGAAAGGAGGGAAGAGTTATGAGTAAAGGTGAAGAAAAAATTATAAGTTTATTAAAAAAAGGAAAATATAAATTTGAAAGAGAAAAACGATTCAGCGATTTAAAAAAAGGACTATATCGTTTTGATTTTTACGTCGTTGGCGGCCGAGCCATCCCATGTGCGTTAGAGTATCAGGGGGAGCAACATTACCAATATGTTTCAAAATTTTATCACTCCCGCGCAGAGTTCGAGGCAGCAAAAGAAAGAGATAGACGTAAAATAAGCTACTGTCTTGCACATAAAATACCGATTTATATAATTCCCTACTGGGAGCTAGACAACTTACATACTGCGGCCGATCTGTTTCAGCCGAAATTCCTAGCCAAAAATCGCTGGAAAAACGATAATGATTGGCAGAACTATAAAAATTTGACAAAGCGACAATAAATTTGATACAATATAATAGAAAGAGAAAATCAAAAAATTAAAAAAGAGGTATTATATGAATTATTATTTATTAATTCCTCTTCTTTTAAGTATTATTTTAATTATTATATTAATATTTATATTAAAAAGGAAGAAAAAAGAATTAAATGAAACTCTTAATAAAGTAAACTACTATAAAACAATTAAGCGCGATGAATTAAAATCTTGCTTTAAAGAAGAGTGGAAAAATGAAGAAGAAAACTTAGAAGAAAAATTACGTATTAAGCATGACGGACTTAATAAAGAATGGCAGGAAAAATTTCAAAAGCATCAACTAGAATTATCTAATTTAAGTAATGAGATTAAAAAATATGAATCTATTTTAAAAGAAAAAGAAAAAAGATATAATGAAGTAAATCAAGACTTAGAATTGTATCGTAAAGGTAAAATTAAAGAAATTGATGGCGCGGGCGCAGAATATGAACAACGAAAACGTATACTGGTAAGTCAATCGGTTGATAAGTATAGAGATATACTTATTGAACAAGCCAACGATATGATGGGAACATTAACAACTAAAATCGATTTTACCAATAAAGAATTAGAAAAATTACAAGCTGAATTAGAAGTAGAACGTAGTAAGCGCGCCGCTATAAATGAAGAGATACGTAGACAGCGCCAAATCGAAGAAAATAAAGACTTCTACCGAATTCAACTCGATCCTAACGATAAAGATGATATTGAAATACTTCGTTCTATTACGCCAAGATTACGTCACCCAGAAGCAATTAATAAAATTATTTGGAATGGGTACTATCAAAAACCTCTTGCAGAACTTAGAAAGCGCGCAGGCATTGAAGGAAGTGGAGTTTATAAAATAACTCGTTTAAAAACTAACGAAGTGTACATAGGACAGGCACGAAAAATTTCTGATAGATGGATGCAACATTGCAAAAGCGCTCTTGGTGTTGGGACTTTAGCTTCTTCACAACTTCACAGAGTTATGGCAGAGGATGGACCTGAACAATTCTTATGGGAAGTTTTAGAAGAGGTAGAGCCTGAGAGGTTAAGAGAAAGAGAATCGTATTATATTGATTTTTATGATTCTAAAAATTATGGACTTAACTCCGTAAGTGGAGATAAGAATAAATAACGCGACAGCGAAGGAGAAAATTTAAATGGAACTTACAACAATTCAGAAAAAAATTATCACAACAGAAGAACCAAAGGTAGTTGTGCTTAGCAGCGCAGCTAGTGGAAAAAGTAGAGTAATTGTAGAAAGGATTAAGTATTTACTTAATAAAGGCGTTGATCCATCAAAAATTGTAGCAATTACTTTTACGAACAACGCGGCCTCGGTGATGTATGAACGGCTGGGATACCCAAATGGGTTATTCATTGGAACAGTTCATTCATATTGTAATTACTTACTCCGCGGCGGCGCCGTAGACACAACTGATATTATAAAACAAGAACGATTTGATGATTTGTTTGAAGAAATTAAACGCAATTTAAATTGTATTAAAGAGGTTGATTATCTGCTGCTTGATGAAGCACAGGATAGCACGAAAGCTCAATTTGAATTTTTTGAACTTATCAATCCTAAAAATTACATGTATGTAGGAGATGTGAAACAAACGATTTTCACATTTAATGGTTCTGACCCAAATTATTTAATTAATCTTTGGAATCAACCCGATGTAACTGTTTATAAAATGACGCAAAATTTTAGGAATCTATCAGATATTTTACATTTTGCCAAAAAATTCCTATATAGACTTGGTCCAGATTATGATGACGATTCGATTTCAATGCGCCATTCTAATAATGGAAGTTCAATCCATGTTTTGGAAGGGAATTATACGCCTTCTGAGGCAGTAGAAACGCTTATTCGAGTAAATAATCAGCTCGGCGCTAAGTGGGGAGACTGGTTCGTACTTTGCAGAACGAATAAAGACGTAGAACTTTTTCAATTTTTGCTTGATAAGAGAGATGTACCTACTGATACATTTAAGCAATCAGATTTGACTAATTCTCAAATTGAAAAGAAAATGAAAGAGAATACAGTAAAAGTATTAACCGCGCATAGTGCAAAGGGGATGGAGTCACCATATGTACTGTCATATAATATACGAGCTTATAACGATGATGAAGCGAGATTGTGTTATGTCGCAGCTACTCGTGCGAAAGACTTTTTAATTTGGGCGAAGATGCCACCGAAAAAGAAAAGACAAGCTAAAACTAAAATGACTAGCTGGGAATAGACATCTTTGGATATAAGTATTTATAATTTAAAATAAACCCCTCTCATATGAGAGGGGTTTACTTTATTCTTCATAACTATTTTGAGTTTATTATTATAATAAGGTTAATTTGCCATAGCTACGATATATTTTTCACGGTAAACGTGCTTTCTCCGTTTTTGGGGATTGTAAGCCTTAATTCAGATAGACCTTCAACAGTCGATATACCTTTATATGCCACCGCATTGTAGGCATCACTGAAAAACCATAACATATAATGGAAAGGGGGATACGCACCAACATGAACCGCACAGTCAGCACAAAGTGTTTTTCCGCTATTAAGCAGTGTTGTCATTTCATCATATGTATGTGATACTGAATCGATAGAATATGAGTCGCCATTTTGAATGATGTTTGCAGTTATAACGATTACATTACTACCGCCACCATCAACCCCATCTAGCATCCCTTCCAAAACTGCTTTATTCGTATTCGCGGGACTATTCATTACATAGTCTATAATTTTATCTTTATCCATTGTAGCCTCCTTAAACTAGCCAAAGCGTCTTGTTTTAATTTACTTCCGTATAATATGTGCCAGACGGATGCATATTAAGAAAATATCCCTTCCCATCTGATCTATAGAAATTAACGTACTCATAAGCCTCACTATAACTAGCCATTAATAAAATCTCTCTCCATGGTGGATTACCATTTGGATTTACATCCATCATACACAATGGAACCTTACCCATATTAATCGCTCCAACCACCTCATCATAAGTTTTATCAGTTGTAACGTCCCAATGTCCACCACCTTGATATGATTTAAATTCCGCTGTACCGTTTATAAAAAATACCTTATTAACGAAACTATCATCTCCGCCACCCATTCCTTCTAACATACTCCCCAACACATTCGGGTTCGTATTTGCAGGACTATTCATTACATAGTCTAAAATTTTGTCTTTATCCATTACTACCTCCTTAAACTAGTTTAAATTAAAAAATATTTTTTTAACTTAAAATTCTTTTATTATACTCGATCAATTATAAAAGTCCATTCACCAGGCTCATAGAGATTTGATTCGTTCGCTTCATAAATTTTATCAATCCTAATATCAATAGGACTTAAAATTCCCATATGTACTCCTACATATATTTCATCACTAATATCATAATCATTTGCCCTATTATATGTAAATGGAGAGCCTTCAATTGAAATACCATTTGCATCTGCTACCGAAATTTT